GTGGGAGAAGATGTTCTTTGACGAAAAGTACGCCGAAACCGGCGTCGCGGCCTTTGGCATGAACCTGACGGACGCTGACCCGCTGGAACAGGAGGCGCGGCGGGTGCCGCTGGAAATGTTCTACAAGGGCATGGGGCTGGTTGGCCTTATGTATGGCAACGCCGGGGAGCTGATCTTCTACGATTCCGCGCTGATTGCACCCATTGCCGATGTGGTCAAGAACAGCGACTACATACAGACCGTTGTGCGCAAGACCGCTGGCGGTGCGCCGTATGTGGTTATCAAAGACGGGTTTGAAGTGCTGGCCGGGTTTGTGCCATTGAAGATCATAACCAAGCAGTTCTTGGAGGATTTGAGCGAGTTTGAAAGCGCCTGTGTGAGCCAGTATATGCGGGAGCAGGAACGGGCTTTAGACGAGGCAGACCCGGACAAGCAGGACGAGGACGCGGAGCAGATCGGAATGGAGGGCGGCAGAAAGTGAAAACGAGTAGTGCGCCCGGCCACCTAAAGCCCATTCTGTTCAACACGGAAATGGTGCGGGCAATCTTGGCAGGCGAAAAGACCTGCACCCGGAGAATTGCAAAGGGGGAGAAACCGCCCTTTGCGGCGGGTGACATCCTGTATGTGCGGGAAACATGGTGCATTAACACCTTTGGAACGCACTACCGGGCAGACTGGCCGAACGGCGCTTGCCCGGAAATGGACGGCGACGATCAATGGCACCCGTCAATCCACATGGGCAAGGACATTGCGAGAATTTTTCTGCGTGTAAAAAGCGTCGAGCGCGGGCCACTCCGAGGTATGGAGGTTGCAGACTTCCAAAAAGAGGGCGCAAAGCCACAAAACAGGCCGGGCGGCTGCAAGTGCGCATGGGCACAAGAGGGCTGCACGGACAGACCGTGTGCAAACCGCGACGCCTACGAGTGGTGGCGCTACATGACATCGTTTCGCAAACTGTGGGATAGCACACTACCGGCGGCCAGCGTTCAGACGCTGGGCTGGAAAGCAAACCCGGATGTGTGGGTGATCGAGTTTGAAAGAACCGAGCGCCCGGCAGGAATGGAACCAAAAACAGAATAGGCATTGCAGGCCGGGCGTGGAGCGGGATTGTGCCCCGCCCGGCTGCTTGATTTTTTAGCCTTGCCGCGCTGCGGCGGGCTAAAAAAATACCGCCTTGGGCGGTTTGGGGCTGGTATACCAGTAGTAAGTTAAGCACCACGGCAGAAATGCCGGGGAAAGGGGTCAAGGGGGAAACGAGGGCGGCGGGCACTGCCTGACCAACAGCAGGACGGAAAGAGAGCCGCCCGGTGTTTCCCCTTGCCTGCGGAGCAGAGTGTGGTATTCCAGCAAGAAGAAAATAATACAGGGGTTCGGGGGTGTAGCCCCCGCATGGGAAGTAACCACCTTGGGAGAGGGGCAAAAGCTGTGAAGTCGATCTATTACAGAGAGCAAAAGCACATCTGTGGCAAGAATTACGCCACCGCCCCCTACATGGAGGTTGATCTATACCCAGTGACCCCGAAACAGCACAAAGCAAGCCGCCGTGCCAAGCGCAAGGAGGCAAGCACCCTTGCACAGCAGACCTACAACGACAACAAGGCCAAGCGCTACCATGTGCAGCTTGTCAATGCCAACTTCGGCAAGGGCGATTTTTCGTGGACGGGCACCTATGACGACGATCACCACCCGGAGCCGGGCGACACGGCCAAGGCTGACCGCGATTTGACCAACTACATAAAGCGCCTATACCGTTGGTGCGATAAGAACGGCGTACAGCGCCCCAAGTGGGTTGCGGCCACCGAGTATTGCACCATGCAGGAGGACGGCACGATCTGCGGGCGGCACCACCACCACGCGATCATACAGCACACCGACGGCCTGACCCGTGATGTGCTGGAACAGCTATGGGCGGACAAGGCCGGGCAGATCGGCTTTACCCGGTGTGAATACTTGGATGTTGACCACGGCAGCGTAGAAAGCCTTGTGCGGTACATCAGCAAGAACAAGCGGTGCGCCCGGAGCTGGCGGCAGAGCCGTGGCCTTGAAAAGCCGAAAACACCGCCGCCGAACGATACCAAGTGGAGCCGTAAGAAGCTGGACGAGGCAAGCACCCTGTACATCGACGATGTGGCGTACTGGGAGCGGAAATACCCCGGCTACACCCTGAACCGGGTGGAAACGCGGGTAAGCAACGCCGGGTGGCGGCACACCACCGTGATTATGCGCCGGGCGGAATGTTGGCACGGCACACCGGGGCGCAAGGTCACGCCGAGAATGAACAGGTAAGACAGGAGGACAAGTCTATGGACAACAAGGAACGCTTTATTGAGATTTTCACCTCGCAGATTCACAGGCCGGGCGCGGCAGAGCTGTGGAACGGCTGGAAAGCACGGACTTTTTCGAGGCACCGGCCAGCACCCACTACCACGGCAGCTACCCCGGCGGGCTGGTGGAGCATAGCCTGAATGTGTACTATGAGCTGATTGGCGCGGGGCGGGTGCCGGGTGTGCCCACGGCGGAAACCTATGCCGTTGTGGCGCTGCTGCATGACATTTGCAAGGCAGATTTCTATGCCGAAAGCACAAGAAATCAGAAGAACAGCGACGACAAGTGGGAAACTGTGCCCTGCTATACCGTGCGCGAAAAATTCCCGTTCGGTCACGGGGAAAAGTCTGCCTTTTTGGTGCAGCGCTTTATGCTGCTGACCGACGCCGAGGCGCTGGCTATCCGCTGGCACATGGGCGCGTATGACGACGCGGCCAAGGGCGGCAGCAAGGTTTTGTCCGCCGCTATGGCCGCAACGCCGCTTGTCTATGCACTCCATGCTGCCGATATGCGGGCAGAACAGAAAGAGAACGCGCAGCAATGAACATGGAGTTGGACGACCTGCCACCGCGCTACCGTGCGCAGGCTGAACAGCAGCTTGCCGCCCGGAAACGCCGCGCCGCTGACCCGCTGGCCGAGGCGGTGAAGAAGGCCAAGGCAGCAGGCAGGGATTTTGATAGCCGGGGCGAGTATGAATTTTACACGGGAACCGTGCTGCCAAAGATGGCGCGGGGCGAGATTGTGGCGTGTGAGCAGCACCCCGCGTTCCCGCTGTTCCCGGCGGGTGAATACGGCACCATGAAGCTGCGCCCTATACGCTACACGGCGGACTTTCGGCTGAAATACGCCGACAGCACCGTTGAGATCGTGGAGATCAAGAGTAAGTTTGTTCGGCGTATGCAGCGTGACTACCCTGTGCGGCGGCGGGTGTTTTTGGAACAGATCGCCCGCCCGGCGGGATGGAAATTTACCGAGATCATCACCGCCGAGGACAAAGACGACTTGAAACGCTGGCGAGAGCTGGCAAAGGAGGGCTGAACCGATGAAAAACACAGAAAAGCGCTTGTGCCCGCTGTGTGAGCGGCACCAGCGCATGGAAACCACCAGCGGTATGTTGTTTTGGGTGGAGTGGGGCGAGGACGGCAACCCGCGCCTATGCACCGATACCCTGCACGACGGCGGCGGGCTGAATGTGCTGTGTATTGATTTTTGCCCGCTTTGTGGGCGGGAAGTGGAAAAACAGGAGGCTTTGGGATGAAAAGACGGCATACTACACCGCGTTATTACGCCCGGAACGCTGCCATACAGGCGCAGCGGCGCTTTTTGCGTACCGGCAAGACCGAGGCGGAACGGCTGGACGATCACCGGGAGGCAACGGCAAATGTGCTGGTTTTGTGCATTTTGGCGGCAATCTATGACAAATACGGCATTGGTGAAATGCGTTTGCAGCGCGTCGTAGACTGTGCAAACGAGTTTTCGGCCAAGTATGCGTTGGACAAGCAGGTGCGCGGCGAAAAGCAGGCCAAGGCCACGCTGGCCGCTGCGGTGCAGCAGATCATGCCGCCGTTTCTGCTGCCTGCGCTGTCTGCCACCAAGACGGAGCGGGAGGCCGTGCAGCTGGCCGCCCGGCGTGAGGTGGCGGACACGGTTATGAAAATCTATGTGCAGGCCATGCACAAGGCGCTGGGCTTTGGCGCTGACCGCGTGGCCGTGGTGGCAGCCGAAACCGAGGGAAATTTCCGCCAGTTTGGCGAGTGTACCAAGGACGGCGAGTATTACGGGTACGCGGTGCTGGCGCGGAAAATCGGGCAGATCATACACGACACGGTGGAGGTGGACACCAGCGGAGCAACGGAGCCGGTTTTCGGCAAGACGCTGTTCTGACTTACAGGCAATGGAGGTGCTGGGTATGCGGAACGAAACGGTAAAGCATATCGTCAAATATTACGGGGGAATCCCGGAGGCTATCAAGCTGCTTAAACGGGAGCGTGACGCGCTGGAAGATGAATACAACGGCTTGGGCGGCCTTGCTATGGACGGTATGCCGCATAGTTCGGCACCCGGCAACCCCACCGAGGCGCTGGCCGTGCGCGTGATCGAAAACGGCGTGAAAAACCGCTTGCAGGAAATCGGCGTACAGGTGGCGGTCTTAGAGGGCGACGAAGCCAACATCCGGGGCGCACTGGACGCGGTGAACGGTAAGTACAAGTCGGTCATAATCATGCGGCTGATTCGTGGGTACAGTTGGACAAAAATTTCCGGCAAGCTGGGTGTGCCGGACAGCACGGCGCGGAATTGGCACGGCAGAGCTGTGGAACGGCTGGGCGAGGTGCTGGAAGAAGTGCCGATGGTGGACGAGTTGGCCGAGCGGGCCACGCGCGCGCGTACATAATATGCGCCGGGAAAAATCCCGTAAAAATCGCCCCTGCCTCGGCGGGATTTTTTGCGTGTAAAAACCTCTCTTTTGGAGCGGGAAACGCGGCGGGAAAACTGGCCGAAAAAGTGTTTTGGTCAAAAGATTTCACCCGGCGGGCGGAACCTTTTCCGCTGATCGGGAAAAGCCGCTGGAAAAACAATTTGCGAATAGGAGGAATGAGGCGTGAAAGCGGAGCAGGATTTCCGGCTGGTTTGCACCGGCGGGCCGTATGGTGACTGCTGCTGTTCGTATGCTGTGGAGTTGCGCGGAAAATGGACGGTGCAGGAGTTTGTGCAGGCCGTTTTGGAAAGAAACCCGTGTGAATGGGGATTTTTCTACATCCAAAAGGCCGGGCAAAAGTGGTACGAGGCGCAGGTGAAGATTGAGTACCAATACGGAAACTTGAAAAGCACTGTGCCGGAGAAAATCGCCCGCAAGAAAATCAAGCGCGTACACAGCAACGGCGGGTGGTCGTTGATGGACTACTGGATAGAAACATAAAGGCCCGGCGGGTAGCCGGGTAAAGGAGGCGCGTTTTTGTGAAAAGGCTTGTAAGCCGGGTGCTTGCCCGGCGTGTTGTGGCAGAAGTTGAACAGATATGCGGCTTGAAAATGCCGTTGGAGAGTACAAGGCAGCTTGTGGAGCAACAGAACTGGCGAAAAATCGCGTATATTACGGCAGACTGTTTTGTGGTGCGCCCGCTGCGGCGCTGGCTGAAACGGAGGCATGAAAAGTGAAATTGTGTGACAGGTGCAGGGTGCCATGCTGCTTGCTGGACTGTGGCAGCAAGGCTTGCAGAGAGGCCCGGAAAAAGCATTGCCCGGATGTGGTTTTTACCCATGCGGACAAGATCAGGGAAATGGACGACGAGGAGCTGGCGGTGGCTATTATGTGTCCGCATGACGACGATAAATGCCCCGGACCCGGCGACGCGAAAACCTGCATAAAGTGCTGCTTGGATTGGCTGCGGGAATCGGCGGAGGGGTAAGCATGGCGCAGATCGTGACGGCGCAGTTTGTGGGACAGACCTCTTGCGGGTTTGTCAGCAAGAAATACTATGAAATCGAGATCAGCGCCGGGCGGAGCGGGTGTTTGTGTGTGCGGGATGTGCAGGGGCAAGGCTTTTGCCCGTATTCCACGCTGGCCGCCCTGCGGAAAAACTGGAAGATCATCAACAACGAAAAAACGCCCGGCGGTGAACCGGGCAGAAATGAGGCAGGATATGAACGAGGATATTTTGACCCACGATAAAAACAATGCGCTGCGCTTGGCAATGGCAAGCGTGGAAAGTTTGATTGTTGTGCAGTGCAGTTATACCGACAAGCTACTGAAAGAGCCGGAAAGTTTGGGGCCGGAGCGGGCCGCCATGATCGAAACGGCATTTCGTGCGCTGAATCACCTGTCAATCACCTTGCAGCGCTTGCAGAGTGTTTGTGAGGAGCGGGAAAAGCAGGGTTAAACCTTTTCCCATTCGCTTAGATCAATGGGTGCGTCTGTATCGTCACCGGGGCGTAAATCCCATTCGTTTATGCTTGTCGAGCGTGTGTATACATCGTCTGCGGCAGCAACAGGCGAATGATAAAGCCCGCCGCAAAAGTCGCCGTAAAACAGGCCGTACCGTCCGTCAGGCTGGCGCACGATCTTCAAAATGCCGATTGGTGAGCGATAAATCCACATAATAGCTAAACCTCCAAAATTGTTTTGTGCAATGCCTATAATACAGAGATTTTAGGCAGAAAACAACAGGGCAACACCCCCGGCGGGCCGCGTGGCCTTGGCTGGGGGTGTTGCTGTTTGCGCAGGTTTTGTGATCGCAGCGGGCGGTTTTGTGCCCGGGGCGGGGTTATTTGTGATCGTCGGGGCCTGTTTCGTGATTGGCGGGCGGGTTGCCGGTCAAGGACGGCGGCAGGCCGTTTTCATCCAGCGGGCCGGTATATTCTGTGAGGTCAATCAAGGTCACTTCCGGCGGCGGGGGTATGAGCTTATAATATTTGCCGTTTTCGTAGTGCAGATCGGTCACGCCGTCATACCACGCAATATCCCCGTGTTGGGCTTGGGCGGCCTCCATGCTTTGCTGTGCCTGCGCTTCGGTCAGGCCGTCGAACAGCAGGCGGGCACCGTCGGCAAACTGGGCAACAAGGCGGTAAGGCGGATAAACGGCCATGTTTTCGTTATTCATGCGTTGCACCCTTTCGTTTTGTGTTTTGTGTTTTGTGTTGGGTCTATTATACCACGCAATGCCCCGGCGGTGAACCGGGGCGGCGCGGTTTTTGTTTTGGGGTTGTTATCCGGGGCACAATTTACAGACCAAGCACCCGGCGGGCGGCGTATTCGGCATTTTGTGTTAGCTGGCGCTGCCATGCTTTGTTGCGGGGCGACCAGCGGAAACCGTTGGATTTCAGCGCGTCGCGGGTGTCTGCGTTGGGGATTTCGTCGAACAGGATTTGCAGGCGGTTTTCTTCGGCATTGCGCACGATCTCGCCGCCGTCAAATTTCGTGGTGTTGTCGGGCTGCTGGGCGGCGGCTTGCAGTTTGTCCAGATCGGCAAGGCGGGCTTGTACGCGCTTGATCTTGCCGCGCAGGCTGGACAGCTCAAAATCCCCGTAGGGCTTGCCGTACAGTTTGATGGAAAAGGCTTCGGGGTCGGTGATCGCGTCGGCCTGTTCGTCGGTCAGGCTGGCATAGCCGCGCAGGGTTTTGTGCTTGCGGTAGTAGGCATTGGCGGCCTTGCAATAATCAAGGGCGTTTTGTTCCTGCTGCAAGCGGTCTTGGAGCAGTTCACGGGCGTGGGGGTCTGTCAGGTCTACCGCGCCGGTGCCCACGCTGCGGATTTTGTCAAGGATAGCGTCAATCTCCTTGTACTCCTGCCAAAGAGATTCGCGGCGGGCGTTCTGCTTTTGCTTTTTGTGTACCGGGAAGTTGCTGCCGCCGCAAACAAGGATGGAGGGGCAGGCCGATTCGTTGCGGTAATAGGCGTTGTAGTAGTCGGCAAGGCGGCGGGCGTAGCGGTCAAGCAGGGCGTCCAGCTTGTCGTGATAGTAGGGGCTGATCTTGGCTTTTCGTGCCTGTACCAGCGCGGCGGCCTTGTCCACAGCGGCGCGGTATTCTTCCGTAGCGCTGCCGGGGGTGTAGTCGCGCATGGAATTAACATCGTTTGCCCGGCGGGCGGTTTGTTCGTTGATTTCGTAGTATTGCATTTTGTGTACCTCCGTTTTGTGTTTTGGGTAATGGGGGCGGGCCGCTTTACAACTGGCCCGGCGTGGCGTTGTGTCGCTGGGGGCTGCCGTGTGGTCTTATGCCCGGCGGCGGTGCCCATTGCGCAGGGCGGGCGGGGCTTGTTTTTGTGGTGATAAGCTGCCCGTAAACCGTGCCGGGGCCGCCCGGCGGCGGGTACAATCTGTTTTGTGGGGAGGTGTACCGGCTCCCGCTGGACTTATGCCAGCGCCCCGGCGGGCTGGCGGCCATTGTTGGCGATGGGTGCGCGTTGTGAATTTGTGCCGGGCTTGTGATCGTGTTTGTTACCCATGAGCGCCCACCCCCTTGCAGGGTGGCCGGGCTTGCACCGGCGGCGCGTTATGCGTCGGCCTTGCGGGTGTGTTCAGAACATGGAAATTTGCTCACATTCTGCGGCGGGCTGTGCCGGGGCGGGAGCTGCGGCGGCCTGCTGCGCTGCCTTGCGGGCCTTGCGTTCGTCGGCCAGCTTTTTGTTATAGGCGGCGATCTCCTCCGGGGTCTTGGCCTTGGGGGCATCATCCTGCCCGGCGGGCTTGACCTGATCGCGGGTGAACAAGTGCGCCTTGGCCATGTAGTAATGCGGGTCGGGGGCGTCGGCGTCGGGGCCGTTCTGCCCGGCCTTGGCGGCCTCTGCGCGGGCGGCCTTGGCGGCCTTGCCGGGGCGCTCGGTGTACTTCCACAGATCGCAGGTAATGGAGGCGTGTTCGCCGCGCTTGACGGAGTAGCCCGCCTTTTTCCACTCGGCAAAGGTGTGGATGGGCAAGCAGCCCTTGGCGGCCACGATGGCCTGTGCCTCCGCCTTGGTGTAAATGCCGTGCTTGATGGCCTCGGAAATGATGATCTCGTTGTTAGTCATGGTGAAAACCTCCAAAATATTTTTTATTAGATCGGCCCGGCGGGCTTGCAGCGGGCCGGATGTTTTGATAAAATGGGGGTAGCCGCTGACAGGAGCGGCCACCCTTGCGAGGGGTGAAAAGGGTTCAGCGCTTTTGCCGGGGCTGAACCCGTTTTTTATTTCCCTGCGCTTGCCGTGGGCGGTGTCGTGCCTGCAATGTATTTCAGGCAGTCAAGCACCTGCGCCGGTGTCATGCCTTGCGCCCGGAGCCAATCGGCCAGCCGGTCAAGTTCTTTTGCTGTCGTGTCGTTCATGGTGTCCTTTCTCCTCCTGTCCGGGTATTCAGCTTGCAACCCTGTTGCGTGTCGCTTGCTGTGCCTGAATGGTAGCACGCAACAGGGTTGTTTGTCAAGCCCTGTTGCGTGCTTTCTGCGTTTTGCACAAAATCCTGTTGCGTGCTTTGTGCAAGTTGCACTGTTGCGTGTTTTTGATTTATAATATATAATAAAACTATCCCAAAAATAGGAGGCTAACAGATGGCAGTATCAGAGAATAAGCGAAAAAATAACGATAATTACAACAAGAAATGCGATTACATCAGCATTAGGCCGCTGAAAGAACGCGGCGAACAAATCAGGCAGGCGGCCAAACTGGCCGGGCAAAGTCTGCAAGGGTACATCTTGCAGGCCTGCGCCGAACGCATGGAGCGCGACGGCCTGCCCATCGACCAGCCCGCCGCCGATGAAGAAAAATAAAACAGATCAGCACAAAAGCCCCTGCAAGCTCACCGCCTGCAAGGGCTTTTCTTTTTCCCACTATTCACACCACCCCACCAGCCAGCAGGCCACCCACCACCAGCAGCACCGGGCAGCAGCTCACCAGCCAGCACCACACCACCGCCACACCAGCACCAGCCCCAACACCGACAGCCAGCACACCGCACACACCCAAACACACAACACCCGGCGGAACACCAGCGGCCAGCACCGCCGCCCTGCAGGCCGCCGCGCCGACGATCACCAGCGGAACGCCCGCCCGCGCCGCCTGCGCAGTTACTAAACGCCCGCGCACTATACCGCCCGCGCGGTAATTACTAAACGCGCTTGTACGCACCCGCGCCTGCCCGTGCGCGGTAGGTACTGCGCGCGCGTACATTTAGATTTGCGGGTTCGAGAGCGCAAAAGTTGGGTAGGTATGAGGGCGTTTTTTCACTTCCCCTTGGGCCGGACGGAAAAAGTAAGGGGGGTCAAAAAAATAAAAATGGGCAAAAAAATAAAGGCAAGCACAGGTTTGTGCAAGCCTTTTTCAATCCTGCATATCGCCGGTGAGCCATTCAATGGTCACGCCGAGAACGCGGGCAAATATGACAAGTTCATAATCAGTTACAAAGCGCAAGCCGGTTTCTATGCGGCTGATCGCCTCGCGCCCTATGCCAAGACCGGCCACTTGGAGCTTGGCGGCCAGCGCGTCCTGCGACATCCTTTGCGCGGTGCGGGCTTGGTGGATTCTATCGCCGGAGATATTGGCCTTGCCCTCGTATGTGTAAATCTTCAAACCTTTTCACCTCGCTTTACTTGACAATAGCATTTTTTACGCTTAATCTTGTAATAAAGATTTACAAAACATAAAAAAGTAAATCAAAATGCAAGAAAGATTTACAATAGGTTGAAATTTTCGCAAGGAGTGTTCAAAGAAAAGGAGTTTAGCAATGGGTAAGGCGTTTGGTTGTTTGGCATTATTTGTGGCGGCGTATGTGGTTTTGAAATGGCCTATACCGTCGCTGGCGGTATTCGGGATTCTGTTTGTGGTGGCCTGCATAGCTGGAAACAAGGACGGCAGCACAGCGCCGACGACCGCGCCGCCACCGGCAAAGCCTAAAGCACCATCTTCCCCGATCAAGCCGCAGGCCGCGCAGCCTGCCACGCAGGCGCAGCCGAAAGCGCCGGAGGTGCGAAAGGCATATACCGCGCCGAGCATGAAAGAACTGCTATACCCGGCGGAGGTGCCGACCTTTGCAGAACTGGCGGAGGGAAAGCACAAAGACCCACGGGCGCTGATCTACACCATAGCCAACCTTGACCCGGAACGGAAACGGCCCTTTGCGGAGGATGATATTTCCTACTTGGATTTTGGGAGAAAGAGCAGCGCCTATTCTGCCTTGAAAAAAGCGGGATTGATTGAAACGCTTACGCCGAGCGAAGAAATAGAAAAGGCGCTTACCAAAGACGAACTGTTGGCGCTGGTGCGAGAGCGCGGGCTACCTGACACGGGAAAGAAGCGGGCATTGGCCGACAGACTGGCGGGTAGCGGCTACAAGCTGAACCGCCGGAAAACAGGCGGGCACCTGTTCCGCCTGACGGAAACGGGAGCGGGAATAATGACGGTGCGCCGCAATGATAAGCGGGCGGCAATCAACCGGGCCATTGCCGCGCTGAAAGAGCGAAACTACCAAGGGGCGGTTGAGGCATACCGCAAGTATGACAGCAAGTGGGGCTTTGCCCATACATCGGGGAAAGTACACACCATCTTTGCCTACTACGACATACCGCGCGGCAGATTCCAGTGCATAGAGAACTGCGCCATGCAGGAGCTGCACAACACGGAGGACTTCAAGGAAACCTTGCGGGCCTGCCTGCTGGCCGGGTTTATGCGCGGGTGTCAAGATCGGTGGGAACTGACGGGCGACTTCAAGGCGGTGTGCAAGGAAGAAATAAACTGCCCGCGTCTGCTTAGTCTGTTTGACTATGACCCGGTGGTGCTGCAAAATATGCGGCGGCAGATTGAATTTAGCACGGACAATGCGCTGGAATACTATATCTCGCACCTGCTGTACCTGTGCAAACGGTGGGAATAAAAAATATTTTTTGAAAGTTAGCAACTTTGACAGGTTTTGTGTGGTATATTAGTAGCATGAAAATATAAAGGCTCGTGGCGGGAACGCTGCGGGCCTTTTGTTTTGGGCCTGCCCGGCGGGGTGGGCTTTACTTTTTGGAGGTGTAGAATGCCGAAGCGGAGCGAGAAG